ATACCATCAGCTGCATACCATGCTTATGTTGATTTAATTTTAGCCCAAGGGGCTCATTTTTTAACGGCAGCTGGTAACAGCAATCACTTATTGGATTATAGTAGATCTTATCCCATGAGTGCTCATCCAGCATTTGTATTGTTTCAGTATAACAATGGAGCAGGAACAATTATAAATCGAATTGCACCATATACCGTAACTGATGGAGCAACACAAGGAATAGATAATACCTTTACAAACGGTAATTCTTATCCTTTAATGAGAGATATAGGATCCGGAGCTGCGGTAAATGTTTTGTACGCTAATAATGGAGGCTTTGGCTGGGCTCTTCCTGCTGGACTAAACACAACTGTTGGAGGTTCATCCATGGATCCTTTGCATTTAACTTGCAAATCTCCAGCTTCCACGTATGGTTCATTCCGAAGCGGCAATATGTCTCCTTGCATTATTGTTGGAGACGTTACTCCGATCGGGCCGTTTATGACTCTCAATCAAGCATACAATGGTCCTTTTAGTGCAGCAAATGCAGCATATTGCTACAACGGTTTATCTGCTCTCAATACAGCTAGTGGTTTGACAATTACTCCAGGTTGTCGATATAATTCGCTTTCGGGGGTAGAATACGTAAAAACTAATTACAGCTGCTTTGGGCCGCTTGTTGACGTATATGCTTGCGGAAATGCAACATGGGCTCCGTATTCGAATCAAGGTCCCGCTGGAGCATCTCCTGTTAATACTATTTCAGCTACAGAAAGATACAAATTTTTTAATGGCACATCTGCAGCAACTCCTGTGGCAGCAGGTTGTCTTGCTACATATTTGGCTGCTCATCCTACAGCTTCTCCAACTCAAGCTAAAAGATGGTTAATGAATAATGCTGTTTCAGGAAGCATACTAGAAACTGATTATCACACAATACCTTTAAGAGTTAAATCTTTAAATTTAGTTACAAGTACAGCTGGACCAACAATTACAATGGAGTACGATTGCCCTTATTCTATTCTTGAACTAACAACAAACGCCGCTGATATAATTAACACTTGGTGGAATACTTGTGGACAAACTTACAACGTCGCGTTAGGCCAAGGAAGATACGAAACATTAACTACAGCAAGAAAAGTATTAAGTCTAAGAACAGCTCATCAATTTTATCGCTCAAATAACTTAGTGGTTCAAGCCTATCCTTTAAGAGGAATGATTGTTGATAATAATACAAGAACAACATATACGTTTTTAAGTTCTAATTTTGCAAATGCAACTCCGACAGACAGAAAAAAAACTCATGTTCATTCAGAAAGCTTGATAGTATAAATAGCTAAACAAATTAAATAACTTGTATGCCAGGTGTTAAAATTTCAGATCTCCCGTTATCAACTCTTCAAGGACCAGACATTTTTCCGGTTGCTCGTGCAGGAATTACTCTTGGAGTTAAAGCAAGTGATATTTTAGATCGAATTACCAAACTCGAAAATAATACGTCTGTTTTGTCTGGAAATGCGATTTTTGTAGTAGACTCTCCAACTATTGACTTAACATACAACAATATTACTCGGCAACTGTCTGCTGATTTACAACCTACATTAAATTTAAGAAATAGGACTGTGTATTTGCCACTAACTGCTGAGATTCCTCCGGGCACGGTTATGTCATTTTTAGGTAAAACCGCTCCTCCTGGCTGGCTTGTTTGTAACGGAGCAATCGTTCCAAACGGAGTAGGACCTGTTCAAGGAGTAATTACAAACTATTCTAGATTATACAATGTATTAGGAACAACTTATGGCATAACTCCAGGTACGCTACCAGACCTCAGAGGGTATTTTATTAGAGGTTATGGCGAAGCTTCTGATGCAATTGGTGATAATGCTGACGGTACTCAATCAGGTCCGTTTGGACAAAAAGTTACTGATACATTCCAAGGTCACAAGCACGGATTGTATGACCCCACACACGATCATACCGGCTCAACAAATACAACAGGAGCTCACACTCACAATATTAATAACCAAGCGTTGGAAGGACCGGAATGGATAGCTTTTTCAAGAAACGCAATTCCAGGAGGCCGAGCAACAGACCCTCTTCCTGGTCCTGATTCAGGTGCCAGTAATGGGTATGATGTAGATAATGCCACTGGAAATGATAGAATTTTTCGTATAGTTTCTGCTGGAGATCACTCTCATACCGTTTCAATTGTCGCAAATTCAACTAACGTAAAAGTTTTAAGTCCTACAGGAGACCAAGCAACTCCAGGTTCAGGAGATTCCGATGGACCTGGCGGTTTAACTCCTAGAGTCGGCTTTGAAACGAAACCGAAAAACGTTGCATTACTCTGGTGCGTTAAGTATTAAATAACATTATGGCTTTTTGCAAATATACTGAACAAATTTATGATTATGAATGTTTGGGAGATTCTCTTCAAAAGATCAATCAAAATTTTTCCAATTTAAACAAAGCAGTTTGCGAAATACCAGAACCACTACCCGGTCCTGGCATAAGTGTTGATTTTAATATTACAGAACAAGATCAATCAGTTGTTACTATCGCCGCTGAAAATTCTTACGATTACAGACCAACATTTGAATCTTACGATAGTGGAGCTGAACAAACTGTTTTGGCTGTTAAAGATTCAACAAATTTGCATGTTACAGAATTTCCATATAGTCCAATAGAAGGTGGTTTAAAACCTACTGCAACTTTTACGACTATAGCAAAAGCAAAATCATTTCCCCAAGTTACTATTTATTGGTTAGCTTCTGGAGAAGAGCCGACAACCACTTTTCCTTTAAACTCTGCAATTGCTGATAATAATAGAGGCAGCCTTTGGTTTAATGACACAGTCTCGTGTTTTTTAAGTGCTTCAGAAGGACTATATGTTGGTGGGGCGTTTCAATCAGTCGGAACTAATTTCTCTCAAAAATTGGCATTAATTGATATAAACACAACATCTCAAGGTCAGTTTGTTTCTAGTCCTATACCGTTTTTAGGACAAATTGGAGAAGTTCGAGACATTAAAAAAACTTCTGTTACTGTTAACAATATAGTTAATGAACTGTTAATTGTTGGAGGAACATTCGAAAGCATTGGAACAAACGGCCGTGGGCTTGCAATTCTCAATAAAACAAACGGATTAATTTATCCATGGTACGTTAATGGAGACGTTAATGCGTTAGAGATTGTTGACGGAATTTTATACGTCGGCGGAGTTTTCGATTATATCAGTTACGGACCGATTGCTGCTTCAGTTGCTTCTGGCCAACGGTTTGCAACAAACGGGTTTGTTTCGATTAACTTAGCTTCAGTGGTAGCTGGGTTAGCAACAAGTTCTTTACTTGATTTTTCAGGCTATCTTTCAAGAAATGCGATAATATATTCTTTTGCTAAATATGAATATAATTTATATATTGGTGGAAAATTTCAAATTAAATCAGCAACTAATGAAATAACTCATCAAAATTTATACTCAATTGATTTAACTCCGTTCTCAGTAACAAATTCAAATTACATTTCTCCGTGGGTTCCTGTTTCGAGATTCAGGCCTCTCGTTAACGGTCCTGTGTATACACTTTGTATAGATAACACTATAGCTAACGGAGGTTCTGTTTATTTGTATGTGGGAGGCCATTTTTCTAAAGTATATAGTTATTCTCAATTTTATACAGATCCTCGTAACAAATCTGTATTTGTGAACAAAACCAATGCTTTTTGTATTCAAATTACAAATGTTTCTACAATAAAACCAATACCTGATATTATTTTAAATTGGTCTCCTAAAATTAACGGACCAGTTTTAAACTTTTTATCCAACAACAATTTAACAGAAGACTATATTTTATGTTACGGTCAATTTGGCTCAGTAAATGACCAAACTGCCTCTCATCTTTGTGCTATCGGCAAAGCTTCTTCCACGACACTGCGCAACAAAATACATCCTTATTGGAAACCTGGAGTACAAAACGGTCCTTCAATTCCGAATAAAGCTCTCTTAATTCGTCCCACTTTAGCAGGTAACACGTTAATTGTTGGCGGTAATTTTGATAAAGTTTCGAAACATTACAGATACAATTTAGCAGAAATTTCTTGTATATCTAACGCATACAATTTAAAAAATTTGTCGTGGGATTGTGGTGGTCATGTGGTGTCTCCTGGAAATCCATTTGCAATGGATTTATATGCTTCGACCACTTCGAGGGTAAGTGGAGTTCCATTCGAAATAAATCAATTAAATTCTACTGTTTTTATTCCAATGGTGGACGGATTCAAAGAATTAACTCCCGGACAGCCATTAAGATTTTTTGTTCGCAGACCAGGTAAATTATGTGACACAGACGATACATTTACTCAACCGGCTTATGTTGTTGGCTGGAAAGTGGATTACAATAATTGATTTTTTTATTTTTATCAAATAAATAAACTTGTGCCTACAACATCACCTAATGACTTGCCAGATCCACCGTATCCAGATGCTCCATATATTATTAATGAGAATTGGTGCATTGGAGATACAATTGACATAATTAACGCTAACACTGAATACTTCGAGAACAAAAAGGTAAACCGTTCCGGAGATACAATGACCGGAGAATTAATTGTCCAAGACGACGTTACTATCGAAAACGGCGGAAATTTAAATTTAAATTGTGGTTATCTTAAAAACTTTTCTGTAGTAGTAAAAGAAGTTAGTATAACTGCTGTTACTCCCGACGCAAAATACGTTTTACAACCAGGAGATTGCGGAAAAATTATAGTAGTAAACTCAAGTATATTATGCAAAGTAACTGTTCCTGCAGGATTAAAAGTTGGATTTAATGTTATGATAGTCAGCAATACATCTAAAGTGGTTAACATTCTTCCCGATCCAGTTACAGGACCTTCTGTGCAAGTAAAAAACATTTATGGGTTTCCTTCGATTGCTGGCCAGTACGGTATTTGCAATTTTGTAATAATTGCTCCAGACGTTGCTTTGATTTCCGGAGATTTGAACTAACATATGTTTGGTTTACCGACGCATCGCACGAAGACTCCTCCTTCTGGTCACAAATGTCCCGATATTTCTCCTTCTGAGGGCTCATATGATCCAGCTACGGATAGATCTTCCGTCGGTTGCAACGATAAGTGCCCAAATCAAATTAAATCAGCAATACGTTTAGCTGAAATGAGAGACAATCACTATTCTGTAGTTATTGCTCAAGACTATAAAAATATGCGCGGATGGGGAGGGCTAGCAGCTGATGGGTTGGGAATTTCAAATACAAATACACCTACGTTAATTTTTCCAAATTGGGTTGGACCAAAAGAAGAAATTGTGTGGGTTCGGTCTCAGGAAGGTTGGTCGATATTCAGAACACTGCAAGGCAGTGTGTACGCATTTGGCCCAAATTATAATAAAATATTTGGATCCGCGTATAGTAATACTGGAAAATTTGAACGAGCATTAACTAACGTAATTTGGATGCAAATTGCTGGAGGCATTGCTCGCGGTAATGCAGGAGAAGGAGTTCTAACAAGTGTTTATGTAAAAAATGATGGTTCGGTGCACGGATTAGGAAACGCTCGACCAAGCGGATTCGGAGCAATTACTACGGCTTTGGCTACAGATGGAGCATCTAATGATTTAGGCATAGGAAATGCTAAAAAATGTTGGGTTCAACTTTTTGATAACAATGACCAAAACACAAAAACATTCGTTCTTAAAAATGATGGAACTTTATGGGCATGCGGGTATAATGCAGGAGGAGCACTCGGAGTTGGATCTTCTTCAACGCACGTAACCAGTTGGATGCAGGTTATTGATTCTGCTGGCAATCCCTTAACAAACGTTCAAAATGTAATAACATCCGCGTTATACCAAAACACGACATGTATTTTGGCTGACAAAAAAATATATTCTTGTGGACAAAACACAAGAGGAGGTCTTGGACTCGGGCTGGCTTCCTCGGCAACTCGTAATTCAGCAACTCAATTGCTGAATATAGCAAGCGCTAATTTAATTGAAGGAGCATATTTTTATTCAAGCTTTTTAGCTTCTACGGACAGTAATGAGGTATATACATGGGGAAACAATGGTCACGGAGAATGCGGAGTGGGAGTTGCTGCAGGTACAGATGTAAACACAGCAACTAAAGTAATTACTATCCCAACAGACGAAAAAGTAATTTGGGCTCATGGCGGAGGCAGTTATAATATGTGCCAAGGAGCATTCTCGATCGTTAGAGACGGAGGTTCGGTATATGTAGCTGGTTATAACCACACGTATGCTCTCGGAATTCCTGATAAAAATAATCAAAACATTATAAGTTTCATGAGAAATGATTATTTTGGATTTGGATCGCCTATTTTGCTTGAACCATGGAGATTTCCAATTTCTGTCAACGGTAATTATTTTACAACTGGCACTAATATAATTTCAGGACTAACTCCAATCGACTATCAAGATAAAAACGTAACCGTTCCAGGAAAAGCGGCCGCAGCTGAGCGCGTTTATGTAAATAAAGGATATTATGTTTCAGGTCCTGGTGTACAATATCAAACACAGGTTACATTTGTTGACGTAAGTGCTAACGCAATTTATATTGACAAGCCCGTATTAGCTAATGCCAGCAATATTACTCTTACGTATCACAGCTATCCAAAAGCAGTGCAATGTGACATATGTGGATATTCAGGAGAAATGGCAATGAAAGTTGTAACTGTCAATGGAGACTGTTCTGGCACAATGTATCAATGTGGTTGGAATCAACTAGTTAACGCAAAATATAATTTTAATCCATACCCATTTAAACCTAATGGTATCAAATTTGATGATAATGGACAAAAAGTAGATTTGCCCTGCGCGTTTGAAATGGAATTTTAATTAAATAAAGAATATGGCGGAATGCTTTGGTAATTTAATTGTCGATAAAATTAATCGCACAGAATGCATTGGCAATTCTTTAGTTAAGATTAATAAAAATTTCGCAGATCTAGATGCAGCAATTTGTCGAGCGGCCAATGGAAACGATCAATTTAAGTCAATTGTAACCACAAATATATTTCCTCACACAGTGGAATGTAGGCTTTCTTTGAGTCCTACAAATCCGGCTCCTTCAACCGACATAAAAAATGCCCAAGATATATATCTACACCCATACAACGGCAATGCTGTTGCTTTATGGAACGCTGGAGCTGAAAGATGGGAGCTTAAAGCACTAACTTCTACTATTTCTAAAAATCTTACGGGGTGCGATGCGGATACAAATTATGACATATTTTTGTATCACACTGGACTTAAATTTGAAATAGAACTTCAAAAATGGATTGTTTCAACACCAGGGGCAACTCCACCTGCATTAGATATTCAAGACGGCATACCTGTCAAAACACTAGAACCAAATAAACGATTGATTGGTTGTTTGAGAACAACCGTTGCATGTCGTACTGAAATGAGTTTTGGGAAAACTGCTGGCATCGGAGGCAGTCATCCAAAATTATTTTTATGGAACATGTACAATCAAGTGCCAGTTCATTTTTCCATTTTAGACTCAAGAGAATACTCAAGCACGTGGGTTACTACTGCTAGTGGGCATAATGCTCAAACAAACGGTCCTTTTGAACTATTTGGTTCAAGTAACAATAACCGAGTTTCATTTATTAAACGGGATACAACTATTTTAACAATGAACTCCGTGCACACTTGCGAAAACGTAGCACGATATTATTTTATACATTCGCTAAATTTAGAAACTCCTACTGTTGCTAATTTCTTTGCAAAAACTCCGGGTATACCAATATACGAGTCTTATGGCTCTCAGTCGATGACTTACATGACTCACAACATTATGTCTCCTGGTTATCACTTTGTGCAAATGGCCACAATGACATATTCTCAACAACCTGTAACGTTTAATATGTGGCAAAATAACAGCAGACACGCATATGGCACCACAGGTTCCTTTTCACTATTTTAATCTATTAACAATCTTTTAGTTAACAGATTATTAAACGACAATTCTAGCAATTCATCATTGCCGTACCATTGCTCATCTGTAGATAGCGAGTAATCTAAAGTATTATTAGGGGAATTCCAATTAATAATATTATTCTTGTATCCAACTTCTGTTTCGTTGTATTGAAAAAACGCATAGTTATCATCTAGTGGCATTCGAGCGCTATCGATATCAATTGACAATAAAGGATAAACAGTTAATCCGGAATCTAACGGAGACACATAAATTGGCTGATAGAAATTATAAATTTTATCTTTCATTATTACAGTAGTGCCGGCTGTAATTAAATCAGTCAGTGTAAGAGAATCTCCAATAACATCGATCAAATCAGTTTCGTAGTGTTTTTGACCTCTTAAATAATGTTTGTTAACAGAAAATAAATTTAATAACCTTTCCACTTCTCGTGGAAAATCATCAGCAAAAGTTGTTGTTTCGACTGACATTTGTTTTGCTAAAGACATGAGCTGGTCTATTTCGACTGTATCTAAATCTCCATGATTGGAAAAGAAATTAGCAATCCTTTCATATGAGATTCTTCCAACGCTTTCTGTAAAAGGATTTCCATCCCCCACAATTGCCTTCATAAACTCGTTAAAAAATTGTGAATTTTTATGTAATATTTCCGGTAATGCTAGAGATTTATAGTGTCGAGATGTATCAAATTCCTCATTAACTTTTACAATTTTAGGTATGCCGTTTTCTAAATCTAATACTTTAAATTGTGTAGAATTTCCATTTATAAAAACAGATGAAAACGTAGAACCTGTATATTTTTGATACCATTTGTTTCCCGTCCAATCTCCAGCTCCTTGAGCTGAAGGAACAGACCCCATTCCAAGAAAAGAAGCAACTTGAACTCCATTAACAATAGAATCAGTTTGAGTAGTCGTTGGAGCAACAGAAAACACTGACAATGTGCTGTTTGGAGAAATTGCTTTGAATATATATATCTCGTTCTTATCTTTGTTTATTGCCCATATATTATCAAATACGTCACTATTTAAACCAGACCATTCTTCGTTTGCTGAAAAAAGCTGATTTATTTCGGAAGGAGTATAACTATTAACGATTAAATCTAGATTACCGCCAGTAAGACTTATTTTCCAAGTCGTAGTATTTGTGGCATCTAAAATATTTTGTGTAGAAATGCGATTAAGTCCATGAGTAATCCAAAGATTTCCTGTTCGATCGAATGTTATATAACTAGGTCTCAAATAATTTGTAAATTCATACAATTTCATTCCTGTAGTAGAATGATAACATTGAATTGTATTTGTTTCTCTACATGCTACCCACACGTTATTAACGTTATCGATTGCTAATGATACAGGCACTGAGTTAAGATCTAATCCTGGACACTTGAACAACTCGTTTCCGCTTAAGTCGTATTTGATCAACGTGCTATTAACAGGGTGAGCATAACAAACCCAAACATCATTATTCATGTCGGTTTCTATAATTGGCGGCTCTAAAAGCAAACTACCGTAATCCTCTGAGCTTAGTGGATAGCTAACATTAGGCACCGCAACTCCAACTAAATTTAAACTTGAGTCAAATTTTAAACAACTCAAACTCCCAAACATAGAAACCCAAAAATTGTTGTTTTGATCGATTGAAATATACGAAGGGGCATTATTTAAATCTCCTGTGTATGAACTTATTGAAATAGAAGTAGTGGGAGCTAAGGAAGAACCGCCACTATCATACACCCAAATTACATCTTGATCAGCATCAGCAGCGTATAAACGGTTTAAAATTGGATCAAAAGCCATTCCGTATACAGCTCCTGCTCCAGACAATGTATATGTAGTCGCATTGAATATAGTCGATTCTGGAGCAGTAATTAAATCTAATGAACCTTGAGTTACAGTTCCCAAATTTTGATAATAAGCAACCGATCCACATTCAGTGTTAGAATACGTTACAACTCCAAACTTGTTAATTTTTCCAGCTCGTGGGTGAGAAATATAAGCATGAGGATAAATTGGATAGCCAACAGGAAAGGCAAATGTTCCTCCCCCATTAACAGCAACCGTTTTTGCTGAAATAGTAATAGGAGTATCAAATGATAATAAAGGAGTTAATGTTGTAAATACAAATCCTCGACAAGGAGTTCCAAGATGATCATTAGCTTTAAAATATAAAGGAGCAGCAGACGGAGCATAAGAAACCCCGTCAACTTCAACTGTATATAAATGTTCAGGTACAAATCCACTAATAGGATTTCCTGACAACAATTCTACTTTGATCGGATTTATAGAGCCAATCATATTCGATGCTGGATAAGATAAAACTTTAACCCCAGTTAGCGAAGGAGAAGAAATGTAGTTGTTATATTCACAACTTATTAATATTGGAATTGGAACATTCGACCATTTTATAGGATATACTTCATTAATGTAATTTTCTGTAATTTTAAGATCAGTTGGAATTGTTTCGTTTATTTGCCAAGCAATTGTTGCCCGCGTAACTTCACTGTTTGCGTAACTTGGATAGCGATAATAATTTGAGTCTTGTGGATTTACAAAATGCAATGAACTTAGTGTTGCCACCAACAATAGCGGGCATGGATTTAAGGTAGAAGCAGAATCGTCATAATAGTAAAATGAAGCTGTGCCGGAAACAGCAACGGTATTTCCTTTTGAGTCAAAAATTGGCTTAGTATTAACTCTCAATACCTCATTTATCGGTTCGTTTGTTTCAGAGTTAACAAATCTCCATTGTGGTACCAAAAAATTCCATTTATTTTCTAAATTTACTCCATAATGAGGTAAAGAGGCAGAATTAATGCTTTGCAACACAATTCCGATAGAAGAATTAATTTGACAAGAAGTTACACCTAATACAAACATTTCTGTCGGCATTACACTAGCCGTACCATAACTAGTTGGGGAAGAAATAATTTCCATGGAATCTCTTATTAGATAATCCACTTCGACTTCAGCACTATTTGTAACTATCGATCCGATCGGATAACAAGCTGACAAGGAAACAGTATAAATTCCAGGATATTCGTATAAATGAAAAGCTGTTACTAAGTTATATTCCGTATTGTTGTCTCCAAAATCCCACAACAAAGAAGTAAAACCGCTCGGTACATTTGCCGTAAAAGCAAATTGTGTGCTGTAAATAAATCCAGTTTGATTGCTCGGACTGATGTTAAAATATAAAGGCGCTGTCATTATTGCAAGAATGTAGATTCAACAATTTCAATTTTTGAGTGAATGTTGAATAAATCATAAAAATACAAAAACGAAAATTCTTCCATTTCTGTGTCATTAACAATGACATTTACATCCAAATCCTCATACACAGGATTCCACATAATCAAAGAAAGTCCTTCATAAATGTCACCAGTTGACATGTTTTTAGTTTCAATTTTTAAAACTCCTTCTATAGAAAGCAATTGAGAAACCAATCCAGAATAATCAAACGTTTTGCCTAATTGGGTTTTTGTAGGATCGAAAAAATTCTCAAAGGCGGTTTTAACGTCATTTGTAATCGAACGGTTAGAACGAGCCGTTTGGGAAGTTTTTATTATTCTAAGTTTTGAAAAATCCTTTTCGACTACTCGTGGCAAATTGTTGCTTTTTGCTGCAAAAGAAATTGCTTTATATATAGGATCCATAAAAACCACTTCGGTTGTTAATGTTTTATATGCAATAATGTTTGATAATATTGCTTCTTTTTGCGCTGGCAGTAAATATTTTAACGACGAACCAGGTGAAATCTTTGGTATAGCACAAACGTAAATATTGTTAAAATTGCAACTATCTGCATACAAAACGTTATTCAATAATATTTGACGAAATTGAGTAGGTTTTACTGATATATTGTTAAAATATTTTAAATATTTAGCTGTGTAATCCCAATTAGAAAATACTTTAGCATCAGAAACAAAATTAGCAAAATTTGTTTTAATGAACGATTCATAATCTTGTTTTGTTACCAAACGGTATTGACTTTTAAAATTAGAAGGAGCATTATTGCGAATACTTTCAACCGTTTCCATTTCTTTTGTTAAAGTGGAACCTACTACATTTTCAAATTTTAATTTTAAAAATTGTTTGGAATTCAAATATTCAAAATTTTCAACATTAAGTGAAGATAAAATAGCACCAAAAGTTAATGAAGAGTAAACAATAGGAGTGGAGCTATTTAAAGTATTAGGTCCAACTACACCTTTTGCTCCGTTGCTTTCTAAATAAAAAATAGACACCAAATCTCCGGATTCTAGTTTACGTCCATTTATTCCGTCTCCCAAAACAATTTCATATGTTTTGTTTGATGTAATTCGTTTTTCAAATACTCTGTCAAAAGAACGTTCTGTGTACAAACTTGGAACGTTTTTGTATTGAGACCAAAATCCATTGGCTATTTCATAAACATACACATCAATATTAAAGTGATCTATGTCTGCAATACTGTTAGAAATATTAATAATTTCTCCTGAATTTCCTTGAGCTGCATACGGAGACATCTCTTTAAAAATGCCCTGATACAACAAATATTTGCTAGAAAGATCTTCTAAAGGAATAATTCCACTTTGGTTGGTGCTGAATGTTATATCTTCATTAAAACTAAAAGGAATACCTCCAATCATCAAATAAGAATAACGAGGAATTGTGTATGATTGACCGACAGCCAAATCCACCAGAGAGTTAAAACTAGTGTCTGTACTAAATTTAGTTGTTGCTGATGCGTTGAATACAAGAGTTGATGTTTGATACCCTACTGGTTTGTAATCCAGTAACTTTACTATTCTGTTAATATTTTCATAAAGTTGAGCTTCCGTAAACATCGACTCGGAACTAGTTTTATTTAAATAAAAAATTAACGTATTATAGGCAAAAGAAACTATATCAATAATACTTGCTAAATTAGAGCCAATATAATTTTGATCAGTAAAAAGACCTTGTTTGTTGAGTCTTTCTATTATTAAATTTCTCAGAGCAATTGCATCAAAAGAAACATAACTGTCTGTAGGGAGAGTGTAGTTATTTGTTAATTGTTGATCATTAGCCATAAAAATTAATAAATGTGAGTAGTTTTTTCGATAAACGTAAACGTTTGAGATTTAATATCTAATGAACTATTTATTGAAGTAGTCGTATTGAACAAAGGAATATGTAAAAATAATGTTATTAGATATTCATTGTCTTTAGGTTTTGGAACAACTCGACATTGTTTTACGATTGCTCGAGTTTCAAATTGGGTCACCGCTCTAACTATTGCTTCACCAATCATTTCTCCGTTTTCACTTGTTATTGCTTCAAAGAGATATTGGTGCAGAGATAAGCCGTATCTTGGAAATAAAAATCTTTGTCCGGGTCTAGTATTAAATAAATTTAAAATGGAATTTCGAATACAATCTTCATTGTAATCTACAGCTATGTCGTTTCCTGCAATATTTTGTTGAATTAACGGACTAAATTCTTGCTTTTTTTGAAAATCCAGATGTAAATCCTGAAAAACGTATTTAGTCGTTTCTAAGGCTTTTGAAACTCGTTCCAAGTTTGTTATTTTAATTGCCACGAAATTACTTATTAACGACACAAAAATTGCCGCTTATTTTTCATATAAAAATTAATTTGATTTGATAAATAATAACAATATGAGCAAGTTTGATGTATTGTTAGAACAAGAATTAGAAAGATACCAGCAAGGAGGGTTTCTTGTTGGGGATCGTATCAAATTCAAAAAAGATGCTTTGAAACACGAATATATTTCCTCTAGAGCTCAATCATTTGTGGATATTATTAAAGCTTGTATGGAGCCGTCTTTTGATTTAAATTTGCGTATAGGAGCGCTTAAATCAATTTATCCTACTTCTGCAACCAATTTTCAAGCAGGACATCAAGCTCCTACAGGCATGTTTGCTGACATTTACATTGAATATGCTCCTGGTCTTCATAGAAATCCAATGACTGTACCAGTAGAAACAATCGAACATATCGATGATGGAAACAATCGCGGTCCTATTCCGAAAAGCGTAAAGCGCCCTAACAACGTGCACGGTCCAAAGGAACAAAAAACCCAACCTGATGACGTTAAAGCGGAAGTCAATCTCACAAACAAAAACACTCAAATTCCCGGCTCAAATAAGTGGGACGACTCTAAACCCGGAGCTGGAAATTTTAAATCTTAAGTAGATTTTTCAAAAAACCTTAGTATACTATTACGCACAACCTATGTTCAAAAATATTTACTACAAATTCCTGGTTATGTGTTTTTATTATATCGGAGATTTTGCTTGTAGATTTGAGTTCAATTGGACAATTTCGTTGTATCAAAAATCAATGATGCTTTCATTATTTTACGATGAAAAAATTAATTTCTGGTTTTGGAAAGAACCTCCACTAAATAAAGAAACAGACTTATGAAAAACACAAACAAACCTAAAATTTTTGATGAGCAAATTGCACGTAAGCCTGATTATTATCCTTGGGCTCAAGAGTTTTGTCATGCTATACATTCCGGTTTTTGGACAGATAAAGAATTTAACTTTAAGTCCGACGTACAACAGTTCAAAGTCAAACTGACAGACCAAGAAAGAGAAATTATTGTGCGCACGCTCTCAGCAATTGGTCAAATCGAAATTGCTGTTAAAAAGTTTTGGGCCCAACTCGGTAACAACTTAAAGCACTCTTCTCTTGCTGATCTTGGGTATGTAATGGCTAATACAGAAGTTATTCATAATAATGCCTATGAAAGATTGCTCGTTGTTCTTGGCCTTGAAGAAGTATTCGAAGAGAATTTAAAACTAGAATGGATACAAGGTAGAGTAAACTATCTACAAAAATATAATCACAAATACTACAAGGATTCTAAAAAACAATATCTTTATGCTATTATATTGTTTACTTTGTTTGTAGAAAACGTGTCATTGTTTAGCCAGTTTTATGTTATTAACTGGTTTGCTAGATTTAAGAACGTAATGAAAGATACCGACCAACAAGTCAAGTATACTCGCAACGAAGAAAATCTTCACGCAATGATTGGTATGAAGATAATCAACACTATTCGTGAAGAATATCCTGAGTTGTTTGACGAAGAACTCGAAGAAAAAGTTTTACAGGAAGCTCAAGAGGCTTTTAATTCAGAATCTAGAATTGTCGATTGGATGGTTAATGGAATTAAAGAAGAAGGTCTAACAGCTGACATTCTTAAAGAATTTATAAAGAATAGAATCAACGAATCACTAAAACAAATTAAATTTAAAAAAGTATTTGATGTTGATAAAGATCTTTTAAGGAAGACAATGTGGTTTGATGAAGAATTACTTGGCAACAATCAAACCGACTTTTTCCACTCTAGGCCAGTCGATTACTCAAAAAAATCTCAATCGTTCTCTGAAGATGATCTGTTTTAATCTATGACTGTTAGACAACTTACCGAGTTATTAGCTCTCGAAGACCCAAATATGCGTGTCGTTGTTGATGGATATGAAAGCGGATACGACGAACCAGTTAAAATTAGATATGTTAATATTATACCGAATCTCCACAAAGAAGACAACGAAAAGGACGATAATTGGTGGGATGGGGAATTCAAAGAAACGCTTGACAGGACTGCAGAAATTGCTTTAGTACTTCCAAGAAAATCTTAACTATGACAAAAGACTCTTATTATTGGCTGAACAAAGACTCCCGTAAATTTCTCGAACGTGGTTATTTGCTAGAAGAGGAAACAGCAGAACAAAGAATTGAAGATATTGCTCAAGCCGCTGAAAAATATTTACAAATGCCTGGATTTGCCAAAAAGTTTACGAATTACATGGCACTTGGGTTCTACAGTTTAAGTTCTCCAATTTGGAGTAACTTTGGTAGAAAACGCGGCCTACCAATCTCTTGTTTTGGTTCGTATGTTTCTGACACAATGGAGTCGATTCTCCACAAAGTTGCTGAAATTGGAGTAATGACAAAGCATGGGGGCGGAACATCTGCTTACTTTGGAGACATTCGTGGAAGAGGCACTCCAATTTCGTGCGGCGGAGAGTCTACTGGCTCCGTTCATTTCATGGAGCTTTATAACAAACTTATGAATGTTGTTTCTCAAGGTAATGTTCGTAGGGGTTCGTTTGCTGCTTACCTTCCCATCGATCACAGAGACATTGAGGAATTTTTACAAATTCGTTCAGAAGGTCATGACATTCAGGAAATGTCGTTTGCTGTTTGTGTACCTGACCAATGGATGAGAGAAATGGTAGGGGGAGATAAAGACAAACGTAAGATTTGGTCTAAGGTAATTCAAAAGCGTTTTGAAACAGGATATCCTTATATTATGTTTTCTGACACGGTGAACAATAACGCTCCTTCTATTTATAAAAAGAAAGGATTGCGAATTAACAACTCTAATCTCTGCAGTGAGATCTGTTTATCAAACGATAAAGACGAGTCGTTTGTTTGTGATCTTTCCTCTTTAAATCTTGAACGTTGGGATGATATAAAGGATACAGATGCTGTTGAGACTCTTGTGTATTTTCTTGATGCAGTAATGTCAGAATTCATTAATAAGACAGAAGGAATGCAGTTTATGGAAGCTCCAAGAAGGTTTGCAATGAACCAAAGAGCTCTTGGGGTCGGAGTTCTTGGATGGCATTCCTTGTTGCAATCTAAGATGATTGCGTTTGAGTCTATGGAAGCAAAATTGATTAACAATCAATTATGGAGCTTTATTAGGAAAAAGTGCGACTCTGCAACAGAAGAACTAGCAAACAAGTTTGGAAAGGCTCCTATTTACGAGGGTACGGACGAGAATAGAAGAAATACCACAACTCTTGCTGTTGCCCCAACAACATCCTCTAGCTTTATTCTAGGACAGGTTTCTCAATCAATCGAGCCATTGAATTCAAACTACTATGTCAAAGATCTTGCAAAGGGCAAATTCACGTACAAGAATCCTTATCTTAAAGCTCTTCTTAAAGATAAGGACAAGAATGATGACGATACATGGAAGTCAGTTCTCGAGCACGGAGGTTCTATACAGCATTTAAATTTTCTTTCTCAAGAAGAAAAAGACGTATTCAAGACTTTCGGTGAAATTTCTCAGAAAGAAATTATTATTCAAGCCGCTCAAAGACAAAAGTATATCGATCAATCTCAAAGCTTGAACTTAATGATTCCTCACGATGCTAAACCAAAAGAAGTAAACGAGCTTTTAATCTTTGGTTGGGAACAAGGAATTAAAACTTTTTATTATCAACGTGGATCCAATCCTGCTCAAAAACTCGCAAGAAACATTTTGAATTGCAAGTCATGTGAAGGATGATAGAAACTATAAAGACTGATGCACTTTAATATATCATTACATAATATTTTTAATAAAAAAAATAAATTCAAAAATATTTTTTCTTATTATAAACCAATATCAAAAAATAAAAATATAGAACTCGAATTATTATATACAAATTTTACTTTATTTAAATTAGAAATCGATTTGCATTTTATTGCTAGAGATCATGCTGGGATTTTATTTGAGTTGAATTT